GGTATTCCCGGCATCCGCTACCTAGACGCATCAAGTCGCGGTGCGGGAGAGGGGACGAGCAACTTTGTAGTGTTCGACCCCTTCGTAACCAACATCCTCAAGAGAGACTGAGCGGTACCACCGGCAACTCGCCGCGTAGGTGCTTCAACGTCACGCGCAGGCGGCGAGCGTTATCGCCGTCCAGCAGCTTGACGTAAGATTCCAGCGCAATGATGTTCAAGTCCCGGCATTTGGCTGGGGCGAACTTCTTGGCGCGGCGCGCGGTATCAAACAATAGCTCGGTCGCCTGCTCCAGGTAGGCATACGCCACTGGGTTAACCGGCTTGTAAGTGTCATCCCACGGTGCTTGCTTCTTCATTTTGCTCCTCGCTTCTTTCTGGTCATCATTAGACGGTCTATGTACCAGACCGCTTTCTCTAAATCTTGCGTGCCGTTCTTGAATTCGTGGCGCCATAGGTACTTCATAGCGTTCCCGGCGCAGTAGCCCTCAAAACCGTTCAGTGTCGCGGTCGCCGCCTCGATGGCGTCAATGCACTCGATGCCGCCCTTGGTGTAGTGCGGCGGATGGTTGACCACATCCAGCGGCGAGAATTCGCCGCAGTTAACGCAGCGGCGCTTGTCGTTCCAGTTCGCCCAGCAATGGTCACAATCACTCACGGCGCCTCGGCTCCCTTCAAGAGGCTCATCCTCTCGCGTGCGCTGCGGAGGACGCTGTAGCGTTGATGCAACCGCGTTAAGATGGTAGCTCGCGCCGAACCCTCGCGTTCCCGATTGAGAAGTTCCAAGACTTCCTCCTCGGTCAGCGAAAGTAACTGCTTGTTCAGTTCTCGCCATGTCAGCATTAACGTAACTCCTCGACTGCCGCATCAGAGATTCTTCGTTTATCACTCAAAGCCCCCATGATTCTTTGGTCGATTGTTTTATCACTCATCAGGACGTAAACCCACACCGGGTTAACCTGGCCTCCGCGATGTAGCCGCCCGATGACCTGTTCGTACAACTCCAGCGACCAAGGCAGCGACAAGAACACCAGATGGTGCCCCCCGTGCTGGAGGTTAAGCCCGTGGCCGGCGCTCTTTGGATGCACCGCCAACAACTCGACCGTCCCAGCGTTCCACCGCTCGATAGCCTTCTCATCATCCAACGTCAGCAGTCGCGACCCGTACCGGCGCTTCAACTCTGCCAACTCTTCAATGAAATTGTACACAATCAGCGTTGATGCGCGTTGATTTTCCTCAACGATTTCATCCAGCCGGTCGAACTTGTGCTGGCTGAACCAGACGGCCTTCCCTTCTCCGACGTAAGCGAATCCGCTGCTCATCTGCTGAAGTTTGTTGGTCACCGCCGCCGCGCTGGCCGCCACCGCCTCGGCGTCCGGGAACTGCACCATGAAGTGCTGGCGCATGGCGTCGTAGGGCGCTCGGTCTTCCAACGTGCAGACGACCGGCACGACATGGAGCGGCGGCAACTTGTCGGCGTAGACCCCCGGCTCCAGCAGGTAGGTGGCGGGCCGGATGCGGGCCATGACCTTCTCCAGCGAGCCTGGCAGCGGCGTCCACTCGTCGTAGTCGCGGTTAGCGCAGAAGAAATACTGCTGCAAGAACGCGCCTTTGCTGCGGCCCAGCAATCGCTTGTCGATGACCTTGCATTGGCCGAAGACGTCCTCAAGGCCGTTGGAGGTAAAGCTGCCCGTCAGCCCCCAGCGGATGTTGATGTGGTCGAGCGACTTCTCCAACGCCTTGAACCGTTTGCCGGAGGGGTTCTTGAGCCGGGTCAACTCATCGAACACCACCGCGTCGAACGTCCTGAACGCCGGATGGCTCGCGAGCCACTGGAGGTTGTCGTAGTTGCTGACGATGACCTGGGCGTCGGACGCCATAGCCGCCGAGCGCCTGGTAGGCGTGCCGACTGCCACTTCCAGCCGCATGGCCGGCTCCCACTTCTGTTGCTCGACCGGCCAGACCGTCTCGGCTACGCGCTTAGGCGCCAGCACCAGCACGCGGCGGGCGTGACCCTGGTAAAGCAGGTCGCCGATAGCCGAGAGTGTGAGCGCCGTCTTGCCGGCCCCGACCGGGGCCAGCACCATGGCGCGCTCGTGGCGAGCGAGGAACTCAGCGGCTTCTAGCTGGTAGGGTCTAAGTTGCATCGTTGTAACCATTCGTTCACCTCTTCTTTGCTCCGTAGCAGCGCGTACCGCTGCCCAAGCGATTTCATTTTTTCAGCGAACTGCACCTGAAGCGGCGTCAGCCGGCCCTTGAGCGTCTTGAGTTCCACGAACCACACGATACCACCCGGCAGCACAACCACCCGGTCGCTGACGCCTCGATTGGTGGGCGAGGTGAACTTGTACGCCACCCCGCCAGCCGCCTTCACGCGGTCGCGCAGATACGCTTCTATGTCACGCTCCAGCATTAGCGAACGTGCCTCCATGTAACGTAGCGCGCCGCATCCCACGCCGCGCCCTTACTCACGCCCATCAGCTTCGCTGCGCAGACTATGCAGACGCCAACCTCCTCCACCAGCCGCCGCAACTCCTTGACTTTCTCTTCTGTTAGCTTGGCGTTGTGGTGCGCCTCGCCCACCCGCGTTCGTGCATACCCAGTCATTTGTCCACCTTGTGCAAGTCGTAGTAGTCATCAGTCCACGCCATGCGTCGCTGGCTATAAATGGCATTGCGTAGCTCGCCCATTGCCATGTTGACCGCCTCGCTATCGCGCAGGACGTCCCACGCCCACAGCACATCCTCGACCGCGCGGCGCAGCGCGTCAGCCTCGCCGACGTATCTCCACTTAGTCACGCCGCGCTCCTTTTCTTGATATCCTCATCCCAATGCTTCGCTAGTGCATCCAAACCTTTCTCAAACCCGTGCAAATGTACATCTTGCAACACTCGCAGGTTGTCCACTGTCAACTCAATACCAAGTTTCGCCAGCGCCTCGCGGTACTGTTCAATAGTCATTCTTCCCCCTCGCCTTCCATTAGGTCATCCATAGAAACCTCGGCGTTGCAGCAGTCGCTGCGGTCTTCATATATGAGACGGCCGTCGCCGTCGCGGTCAACGCACCGCACGGTCACATGGGCAATCTGATTGCATTCATAGCAACGTGGAAATTTCATATCCGTACCTTCCATTTCATGTTAAACTCAGTGACTTCGCGGCAAAGGTCCATTCGCGCCTTTTCCGCTTCGATGGCCGCTTTAGTTCTGGCGTCGCGGTACTCGTCCCACGACTTCGGTGGCGGGCGGCGCCGGATGCGGGCGGCGGCTGGCTTTGCTTTCATTCCAGCCCCTCGGCAATCGCCTCGTTCAATTCCTCCCTCGCGGCGTCTTTCATGCCCCGCATCATCCAAGCCCCAATGGCCGCGTAAGCCTTCACCTTGTCCGCGTCCGTCGCGGCCAGTGCCCGCAGCATCAACTCGCGCAGGCTCGCCACCGTCGTGAGGCGGTCGCATGAGTAGTACAGTTCGCCTTCCTCCTGCTGGTCTAACCACCAACGGTAGTAGGCTTCCATTTTCGTCGGGTCTTGCTGCCACTGGGCGCTGCCGTAGTTGGTCTTTACCCAACGCTTGATGGCTGTCCATTCTTTCGGTTCGTACATCGCTAGACTCCCGTGTTGTTGTTGTGTGCGGGAAAGACTGTAAACGAATCAATAAACGGTTGACAAGCCCCCCGAGCGATGAATTACAATGCTTCCCCACAACACAGGAACTCTTCATGCAACACTCAAACGTCGTCGGCGGTTCGACCGCCAAGCGGGTCATCAACTGTCCTGGCAGCGTGCAGCTTGCGCTGGCCGCGCCGGTGAAGCCGTCCAGTCGAGATGCGGACAAGGGTTCGTTGCTTCACAACGTCATCGCCATCCACCTGGAGAGCAACGAACCGCTGGAGTCGTTCATCGGCACCAGCTACGGCTCAGCCACGCTGACGGAGGCCATGATCGAGGACAAGCTGCTGCCGGCGCTGGCGGCGCTGGAGGAAATCGACCCCGGCAAGACGATGCAGTTCGCGGTCGAGCGCCGCGTGCATTTCGCTGATTATCTGCCGGGTGTCTTCGGCTCTTGCGACCTGATGGGACGTATCGGTGACCGCGCTATCGTGCTGGACTGGAAGTTTG